GTGCTTGTCGATCTGATCGGCGGCACAAGCTACAGCTATTTTATCCCGACATCCGGGACATACGTGTTTGGTCTCCGGGCGGTCAACCGCTCCGGCGTTGTCTCTGCAGAGACCGCAGATGTATCAATCACCGCGACGGTCGCAGCGGGCAGTGTTGCTGTGCCGGATGCACCGCATAGCGGCGAAGTACGACTGCAGGGCGGAACTGTAACGGCCGTATGGGAGGCTGTGACAAACACCTACATTGATTATTATGAGGTGCGAACAAACAGCAATACGGGGCAGCTGGCGGGCCTTCTCGCGAAGACAGCAGATATCCGCTCCACGGTATCGCTCACGGCGCGCAGTGGGGCTGTCCTTGTCTACGGACACAACCCCAAAAAGGGGTACGGTGAGCCGCTGAGCATCCATTATGATTTTCCGGCGCCGGCAGCACCGACGATCAAGATCACAAACACACTGCAAGGATTTAGTGCCTCCATCCAAAATAAGCCCGAAAATGTGAGCGGTACGCGCGTACATATCACAGGTGGCGGCATCAACGAGACACTCGAAACAACGGGCACTTTTGTCTCCTATGTTGGTGCGGCAGGTGTCTATACCGTGCAGGCGGCGTGTTTTGATTCCTTCGGGGACGGCGAATTGTCACCGGCGCAGGAAGTAATCGTAAAGGCAAAAATCGACAAAAATGATATCGAAAATCTGTCGATCGCGGAGAAAGATCTTGACGCGGCACTCGCCGAACGTATGCGGGACGTGCAGACGACCAAGGAGAGCGTATCATCCATCGTTGCGAAGCTGTCCGGCAATCCGCAGGAATCCGGCTACAGCGCGATCACGCAGATCTACAACGGTCTGCAGCTCAAAGTCAATCAAGGTGATGTTGTAGCGGCTATCAACGTAGCTCCCGGCGGCGTGAAAATCGACGGACGTCTCCTGCATATTACAGGAAATACGATCATTGATGGCAACGTCATCGCAAACCATATGCTGCAGGCAGGTGCGATAACCGCAGATAAGCTTGCAGTAGACAGCCTGTCTGCTGTATCGGCAAAGATCGGAAAGCTTCGTACGAAGGATACAGGGGCGAGGACGGAGATATCGGATAATCTCATCGAAGTATTCGACGAGGGCGAAAAGACCCGCGTTCGAATTGGGATATTTGAATAGGAGGTATCTGACATGGAAAAACAAGCAGGGGTACAGCTGATCAACGCTCGCGGATCATGCGTGCTTGATACGCGCTGCGGGGTGACCCGCGTCGTTGGGATTGCGAGCCTTGGGGCAAAGAAACGGATGCGCATAGAGATCCCGAACCCTGGTAAAAACCGTATCTGGACACAGCTCGTTTTTCGTGGATCCGGGTATGGGGCTTTCGGAGAGAGCTCCGACTGGGACCCTGACGACCCAAAGCTGACGAAGGTGGAAACATGGGAAGACCTCCAGGGGATTACTGTTACGCTCCCCTTTAAACCCAACGCAGCTTATGATCCGGAGTTCCCCTATGCGTATTACCATGATACTCTTGCGGCGCAGAACCCGCGTGCGATTATCTACGGTTTCTACTGAGAGGAGGACGGGCTTATGCGATATGCAGAAATCAGAAATGCCAACGGCTCTCATGTCATTGACGATCAGTATCAAAACTATCGGCTTGATTGGGTACCGAATGTAAAAGTGCAGCGCTGTTTGACGGGGATGCACGTCGAGAAAAACGAAGCGGGCGAACGAGTGTGCACCTTCCCATATTATGACTACGCAAATGGTAAATCCTATGCGTGGCCACAAGGCGGAAATTACCCGAACCCGTGGTGTGCAAAGGCTACGCCCAATAAAAGACGGGATGTTTTTTCGGATTCGCCTGAGGTGTATTTTGACCGTCCACGGGATATGTGGACAACAGGAGCATTTTACGGATACGCGGGACTTGGTATCCAATCTATGCTTGTGTGGGAAAACCCCGAGCTGCGGGCGCGGTTCTCGATCAGCCCTACGGACACCGTGCCTTATATTTTTGCCCTTGGTGCGGCCATGCCGAATATCGTCTATGTCTTTGCAACCCTTTTCGACTATCTGAATCAAAAAACAACGGCACATCTCGTCAGTTGCTGGCAGCGGAAAGCATCATTATCACAGTCGCTCGTAGATGGGAAATCGTTCCGCGGGGACAATGTCGGCTATACCGAATTTGACCACATAGGGTATTACCCGGATGATGTTTCCGGAGCGTCGCAGTATAAGCCACGGGAAGGCGAAAACTTCACGGCGGAGAGCTACCTGGAGGAGATGGAGACGGCCCCGATCCTCTATGCCTATGGACTAGCGGATTCCCACATTGGGCTTGATAAGGGCGAGTTCGTCATCAAGAATGAGCGCGGGGAGGTTGTCTTTAACAACCGTTACGACTATATGCGCATCCTTGACTATTTCCCCAGCGTAAACGCACTGTCGTTTGATGGGTCGGGCATATACAACTCGCCGAAAAGATATCATTACCCCGGCCGCAAGATCGCCGTTGTTGCGCTCTCACAGAACGCCTGCTATGCAGCTGGTGTTGGCCGGGATGAGTGGCTATACAATACGGGCTTTTGGTTCCCTGACCCGAGCACCGTGGAATTTACGACATGCGTGACGCCGTTCGTGCGTGGGGGAGATCCGGACCAATACCCGGGGCTATCACAGGAGTTTGCAAGTCTCGCATCACTCCTCGGCGTTATGATCCTCGACGTTACCGGGTGCACACCCGGCTGGAAGCAGGAGGCTCAGACAGGGAAGCCGTTTTTGGTAGAAGTGGAGTAGGAGGACACAAATGCTGAAAAAGTACATTGTCAATGGAAAGATCACCTATCCGCAGGGCGAAACAAGCATCACGAACTTCACGTTTACGAATGGGGAGACGGGCGAAATGTTCAGCCTCGCGACAAAGGATCGGGCAGAGGCGGATGAAATCCCCTCCGGCGATCACGTTGTGATCGAAGTCCGGAAAGACACGGACACGCCAAAGAAAAAGGAGAAGTAATCACCTAAGGCGCGCATCAGAGCGGTGTGCGCCTTTTCAGTGCTCGGAAAGGAGCTAAGGAGCGTGGATATTATGATGCAGGTATTGCAGCGCTTGCAGGAAGATTGGGCGATCAAGCTTGCCATATCCTGCATCGTATCAATCACCGTGCAGGAGCACGCGCAAATATTTGTCGCTTTCGCATGGTTGGTCGCAGCCGATCTCATCACAAAATGGTTGTCATTGTCGCGCCAATGTCTTATCGACTACGGTACGGAATCCCCGACGCTTTGGCAAGCGCTCTGGGGTATCCGGTCAGCCCGGCGGCTTGGATATATCCGCAGCGAGGAGATGCGTAAGAGATTTACACACAAGATATTGACCTACATCGGCGTAGTTACGTCCTCCCTTGTGTTGGATTTTCTGCTGATGAGTGCGCACCTGCCAGCGTTCGCAGCGAATCTCACAATCGGATACCTCGCGACAACAGAATTTATATCCATTTTGGAGAATATGCAAAATTCGGGGATTGAGGAGGCCGAAGGCCTTGTCACACTCGTTAAGAGACGCGGAGGGCTTGGAAAAAAGAAGAAAGGAGAATAGCTGTATGCTGAAGCAGGAGCGACCGCCGCCCGGGGGGAGTGTGTGGGGGGGGGAGGTGTTTGTTTGGTGGGGCTTCTGTCCCCGTTTTTTATGGGACGCCTGAGCTATCCAGCAACGTCACATCGGGGTTGATTGGATTTCTCGGGCGGTCTGTCATATCAAAGAAAGGAGCGAAGTAATGAGTCATGTATTGAGTAAGTCGGCCATGCGCCGCGTAACACCTGCCGAGCTTGAAGCACTTGCGGGGCGGTACCGCGAAAACATCCAAGCGGCCGCAGAATATGTTGGTCGCGAGACCAAGGTGTATCTGCACTGGTCGGCAGGGCGCTATGGGCAGTTTTGGGATGATTACCATGTCCAGATCGACAAGGACGGCGAGATCTACGTCATCGGCGATGGCGAGCTGGATGATGTGCTGGCCGCGACATGGCGGCGCAACAGCGGGAGCGTCAGCCTTGCAATCCTCGGGTGCCTCGGCGCAACGACCGGCTACCTTGGGCAAGAGTCGCCAACACCACAGCAGATTGAGGGGATGGCGCAGGCCATCGCCGCGCTCTGCAATGGGCTCTGGCTGACCATCGACAAGCAACGTGTCCTGACGCACGGCGAGGCGGCGGACAACGAAGACGGCGTGTATGCGCACGATCCCTACGGACCGCGCTCTACATGCGAGCGCTGGGACCTCGAGTATCTCGGTACGCCCGAGAGCCCGACGTATAATCCGTGGGCAGAGGACGGCACACGCGGCGGCGACGTGCTGCGTGGAAAGGCGAATTGGTATCGTCAGTATTGGGAGGACAACGGCGGAACGCCGTGAAAGGAGAAAACATCATGAGTAAGTGGACAGACATCAGAGACGCAATCGTCAAGGAGATCAGCGTCGATCAGGTGACCGAGGAAGTCAAGCAGCGTATTACACGCGCTATCCTCAGCGAGTGCTTGCCCGCGATCGAGCAGGCGGTCGATAAGTTTGTCACGCAGGTCAAGGAGCAGTCCAAGAGTGAGACAGGATGGCTCTATTGGCGCGATGCGATCGTGCTGCCGACCGTTATGCAGGGCGGCGTATGGCTTGTCAAGCTTGTGCTGGACAAGTCGCTCGCGCCGACGGTCAAGGCGTAACAACATAGGTGTACTCATTGCCCCGGGGCTTCGGCTCTGGGGCTTATTTTTGATTGACAAAATAGACACATATCAATATAAAAAAAGCGCCCCATGTGGGGGGGGGGGGTGTTTGAACCAAACCAATTCCCCCGCCTCGGGGGGGCGGATTGAAGCTTGTGTTTGGACATAATCCACGAGGTCTTACAAAAAGACGGAAAAAAGCGGAGAACCTGTAAAAGGTCTCTGCTTTTTTTTCTTTGCCTAGAAATTTTTTGAGAAAATCTAAAATAAACTATTGACATAGTACTATTGCAATGGTACAATATAATCAAGATAAAGGTCGGGGCGCAAAGCCCAAGGAGTTAAGGGAGGAAGTAAAAATGGAAATGTATAAGAGCAATAACGGTAAAGCTTTCGTCGCTATGCAGGATCCGTACCTCACGGGTACGGGGAATGGGTATTACGCCGCCTCGGCGTTCTGCCCGGACGACGCTCCGGATGAGGACGGCTATATCCCCGTCTACGAGCTCCACTGGGAGATTCTTCCCGAAGAGGAATATGACCCCGAATACGCGGACGAGAGCTGCGCGTGTGACTGGGATGATATCGCAGACTTCTTTGTGGTAGGGGATATGCCCACAAGCGAAAAGGCTGAGTACATCTGA